ACTATGTCGTTGTAATCGCGGACAATCTGTTTGGCGACGGCATTGCCGAAGCGGTTTAGATCAATGGCGTTGCGGTAGATATTGGCAACAGGATCTTTGCGGTTAATACGCCGCTTGAATTGCTCAACGTTGAGCAGGCGAGGTGTAACGCCTGATTGGGTCATTATTCAGGCAGGACAACGGGTTCTTGGTCATCTTCCTGCATCATCTCTTCGCTGGTGATGTCTTCACTGCCAAGGTTTTCAGGACCACCCATTTCAATCAACCCGCCAGATTGGGTTGCCTCCAGTTCTTCCTCAACGTCGAAGTCATCGCCCAGCACTTCGCCCTCAGCCAGTTGATCCAACAGCGTTTTCTGGCTGATTACGCCAGCGGTGTAGGTCTGCAGCAGGGCAAGAATTTCGGCAGGCTCAAGGCGTGCAGCGATGAAGTCGCGGTTGACGAAGCTGCTGCCCGATTGCGGCAGGCCAAGGTAATCAGCGTGATACCGCAGGCAGTTGTCGATTAGATCCTGCACCTGTTGAGCAATGACCATCATGGTGCTGTCGCCTTGGCTGCGGTCAATCCGCTTGGCCTCGGCAGTTTCGGCGCTCAACTTCTGGCCCAGCACGGCGGACAGACCCAGCTCGTTAATCTGCGCGGCGATCTGCTCAAGGCGGCGGAACTGAGCCTCAAAGCTCTTGCCACCCGGTTCGATGTACTCGGCGCGACCCTCGGCGGGAAGGGCAAGGGCTTCAGACGGGCCGGCGCTGATTTCTTCGGCGGAACTTGGGAAGCCAAACAACGCCAGCATCGGCACGGCGCTGATATGCAGCATGTTGTCTAGATCGCTTTGGATCTGATAGGTCTTCAGGTTCAGCTCTGCGATGTCTTCCAGCGGCGGGCGGGATTCCAACAGGCCAGTGCGGTTTGCGTAGGCGACGGCAAAGGGAATGTAATCAAGGCTGGTGGTGCCGGAAGCAACTTCAACGAACGCACCTTTGGTGTCGTCTTGACGGAAAATCTGATAGGAGCCCGGACGCAGGACACGAACCTGCTCAACGTACTTTTCGCCAAACTCACCGTCGGGCACGACCACCCGCTCCATCAGGCGCAGCATGGTCAGACGTTGAGCGCCATTGGTTACTTCAGAGCGCCACCCCAAAATATCGCGGGGCACATAAGTACACCAGTACGGGCGCAGGCTGGCCGCGTCGGTGATGTTCTGCAGTTCGTCTCCAGAGTCAGAAGGGAAATCAACTAAAACACCGGCGTGACCGTAGCGGACCATTTTTCGGGCCAGCTCGTAGACAAAAATATTCAGGTCATTGCCTTGGAGGTCTACATCAAACAGTTGTTCGCGCAGGACATCGGGCACATCGTCAAGACGGACTGGCTTACGGGTCAACATGCCGGCCAGCATCCGCTCAAGGCGCTGGTAATACGGCGGGCAAACTGAACGGGCCAAACGGTTGTCGTAGGACTCGTCTTGTTCGCGGGGTTCCTGCGGCAGGTAACGGCGATGCTTACGCCGCATTCCGTAGGTGCCCTCCAGCAGGTCTTCAATCAATATCCAATGTGCTTCCTGTGCAGCCCAAGCGCCGTTGGGATCTTGCACCTGCGTTGCTGTGCGCGTCAGCAGCCGGTCATAATGCCGAAAACCGGTGTAGGTCATTCTTTGCGCCTAGCCATACACAAATTCTATGGTTCTAGGTTAGGCCTAAATAATGACTGGGCCTCCGATACCGCCACACACGGCGTCCAGCCTTACGGACAGAACCGACCCAGCGCGGGTAGTTTATTCGGCTTCGTCGGCGCGGGTGATCTCGTCTTCTAGAGCTTCGGCAGCTTCGTCAAAGCCTTCGTCGTAGAGCCACTGTTGAATGGCGGTGAGCATGGCGGAAGCAGCCTCGTTGAACTCGTAACAGGCGTCGTCAACGGTTGAGTCGAAGGCGGCTTCAAGATCGCGCCAGAGGGGTGCAGACATTGCGATGTTGCGGCGGCTTCAGGGTAGCGGCAAAAGAAAAGGCCCCTTCGGGGGCCCGAGAAATCAGTTGAAAAGACGCTTGACTTCGATGTCGCGGTTGGTTGCCGGATTGAACTTCATCAGAACGACAATGGCGTCAGGGCGCTCAGCATGGCCACGTTCGGCTGCAGCCATGGCGGCCTTGCGAGTCATCATGCCGGTCTGAGCGATGCCGTTGACTTCAAGGAAAAACATTGGTCTTGTGTGTGGTGGGGTCGCCCCCTGTCCCCTAATTATGGGGTATACCCCGTGGGTTTGGCAAGCACCCCAGTGGCCAGTTCACAAATCGTCAGTACAGCCTGATGCCAGTGCTGCGGCCCGCGTTCGCGTGAAGCGGGTTGAACTCACGCCAGACCACGTACCCCAAGGCGTCAACCATGTGATCGTGCCCAGCCTCCTTGTCCGGCTCGCCCTTCTCTGTCCAGCTCTGCAGCTCAAGGCATTCGATCAGCCGCGTGCAGCCCTGCGCCACCGTCAACCGCACCTCGCCCTTCCCGTTTTCCAGCAGTGCCTGAACAGCAGACACCCGATCACGAACAGCAGGGTTAGACCGCCCAGATTGATTGCTAAACCCGTAGGACTCCAATATTTGTATATCAGTCCGGGAGGCGTTGGTGGAGCGATTGCCGCCTGAGGCGTCAGGGTAAACGTAAATACGGTGATCGGGATAACGGCGTTTAATTTCTTGCGCCAGTGCATCAGTGTCATGTGCTCCGCTCACTTCATCGACGATGGCCAGTCTGTTGCCATTCCTAACACCAATCACGGCAGACATATTCGCAACGTTGAAGTCAACGCCCACGCGCAATGGTTCGTTACTGAAGTCATTAACGGTCGCCACTACATGCTTTGCACGATCAAACCTGTCGTACACCTGGCCGGTATTTAGGTTCACCCATTGGCCTTCCAAATACGACTTGATTAACTGCGGCGGATAATTCGCCATCAGGCTGTCAACAAACCCGTCGGGCAGGTACGGGTTGTCCATGGTGCGAGCACGGATCAGGGCCGTGTCTTCACCGGCGTTGCGGTCGAACGTATCGAATGCCCAGCCGTAACCTTCGGGCGTGGTGGCAGCGTAAAACTGCTGCACGTTGCCAGCACGAAGACGGGCCAGAGCCATTCGTGTTGCCTGCTCTGCTACCCGCTTGTTTGCCGTGTCGGCCTCGTCAAAGCCAATGGCGCAGAGGTTCTGACCACGAATGCGGTTCCACGTCTCCATCGTCCGCAGAAGGATGGTGTGGCTGCCCTCGGCAAAGTGCAGGGTGTATTCAGGCAGCGGGCTAACGCGGAAGTCAAACGGAATCTCCCATTCTTCCAGCAGGTCATCCATGGTGCGCTGGAGGATGTCACGCAGCATCGGGGCGACAGGCTCAAACAGGGCGCTGACGTGGCCGATGTTCAGAGCTGCCATGTGAACGGCCTTGGCTACGAGGCCATGGGTTTTGCCGGCACCGAATCCGCAGACGAGGGCGAGCTTGCGGTGTTGGGTGTCATCACAAAAGGCCAGTTGATGCGGCAGCAGCGTTTGCCGAATGCGATCTAAGGCCTGTTGGGCTGTTGGTCCTGAGGCTTGGCTTGACGGTGGATCGAGGAGGAAACCACCGGGAGCGTTGGCGAGGAGGCTCAAGTATCAAGGCCGATGAGTTTGGCTTGAAGCTGAACGGCGTTGAGGGCGACTTGGGTTTGACCGCGTTTGTAAGCGGACTGTTCGTAGGTACGAAGGCGGCCTAGGGCTTCGGCAATCCATGCCGGACGGGTCATGGCGGCGTCTTCTTCTAGGCGGATACGAGCACGTTGGATGTATTCATCGGCCTGCCGCGCAGAGCATTTCCACTGATTGGCTGCAAATTGAACGATCTGACCACGCGATTGTCCTTCGGTCAAAAGACCGTAAATAGTGTCAACACGGAAGTTGACTTCGGCAGCAGTTGAGCGTGCCAAGTTTGCGGGAAAAAGTGATAGGAACAGGATAAACCCAAAAGGTAAAGAATGGAGCGGATATGTCTCAGATTGGGACACTTGGGACAGCCTTGGGCGAGACATGGCGGTGCGCGGCGCCGAACCGAAAGACTTTCTGGAGTGTCATAGGGGGCACTTGCGCCCCAGTTAAAAACCGCTAGCTTTTGAAAGCAATTTTCGCAAGGAGCAAATTCCTGCAAGCCATGGCAAAAGCCATTTTTCTGCGTTTACCCGACGATTTGGTTTGTGACCTAGAGCGTTACAAACCCAAAACAATGTCCCTGACTGGGTATTGCGCCTTTCTAATCGAGTTAGGGGTTGACAGGCCAGTTACGCTGGCGGAGCGACCGAAGGGAAGCGAAGCCTCTATTTCTTCTAATAATATTATTGATACTTCTTCTTCTATTAAAAATATTCCTTTTAATAATATTAATAGTACGGTCGGAAAATCAAAATCCGAAAAGCCGAAAAAGGCCAAGCGACCGGCTTACAGCGACGAGTTCAACACCTTCTGGAAGCTGTACCAGTCAGCCCCTGATCGTGTCTCATCTCAGACGAAGCCCAAGGCCTACGACGAGTGGAGGGGCATTGTGGCGCTGGAAGGACCGGAGACCCTCCTGAAAGCCGCTACAAGGGCGATTGAGGAGCAGAAGCGGAAGATGACAGCCGGCGAGTTCGTGGGCAGCCTTCCTGACCTGTTTCGCTGGCTCCGCGACGGCAAGTACGAGGTTTATCTGGAGGAGCACCAAGCGCAGAAGGCAGGGCGGACATGGAGCGCCGATCTCGGCTGCTGGATTGAAAATGACTAGCCAGCTCGCCCCGCCAACCACTGACGACTCACCATGAAGCTGTATTCACCTGATGCCCGAGGCAAGTACGTCTGGCAGGTGGCTGACGCCAAGACACGCGCCGTGTCGTACACGGTCACCACGAGCCGTACGCCCCCGCCTGATGCCTGCTACGGGCACCCCATGGGCAAGTACGACGACACCGGCCTGTACCTGACCTTTTGCCCGAACGTCGGCGCTGACGATCCGAAGAGCCCACAGGCGGCTCGCTACGTGCTGCACCCCATGGCCGCTGCTGAGCGTGATCGTGCTGACCGTGAACGGCTCTGGCGCGAAATCTGATGAGGCTTGCCTTTGACCTAACCGAAGTCCGCCGCCTACTCAGGCGTGGCATTGATGCAAAGCACTGGACGCTTCAGGATCTCGATAGCCCTTCGCCGGGCTGGCTGATCACAATGGAAGACGCCAAACGCATTGCCGGTTTTACCCCACCCGTTTATCAAAACCTTCTCAGAGATGAGCCCACACCAACAGAGCGCGTCGAAATCGTCAGCCCCAGAGACTTCGCGGTGGCTGAAACCCTTGCCGATCCTGTTCAACGAGGAAGCACACCGGTATTACCACGAACCGACGGGCACATGGTTGAACCATTCAGTGACGCAGGTTTGCAAGGGCCGGAAAGATGCGTGGGCGATGAAGCGGATTATGGAGACCAAGCATATTTGGGAACCTCGGGGGAAGACGGTACACAAGGCGTTGGAGGATTTTCTGACGACTGGTGACGCTGGCGACTATCCGGCGGAATACAGCGAGTGGATTGAGCCGTTGCTGGAGCATTCCGTTTGGCAGACCTACGAGGCCATTGCCTGTGAATACAGGTTGTGCGATGTGGAGCGCAGCATTGCCGGCAGCTTTGATTGCCTGCTGCGGCGCAAGGATGATCACACACAGTTGGTGCTGGTGGATCTGAAAACGCAGAGCAGGGCGGATGCCAGCCCGTATGACGTGAGCCCGCAGTTGGGCGGGTATTTGGGGATGCTGAGCCTGCACTGGCCGAAGCTGTACGTACAGAAGGCTGGGGTGCTCTGGGCCCGCCCTGGAAACACAACCCTGCAGAAGGTGGACGTTGATGAGGCTGTGATCGAGTGGCAAGGCGCCCGCGATGCCTTCCTGATGCTGAATCAGCCGGAGTTCTGATGACTTTTTTCTTATCCACGGAAATGATTGATTACAAAACGCGCAACCATCCGTTAGTCAACGGGAAGCGCACAACGAAGACGCAAATTGATGCTGAAAATGAACGACGCGCAATGTATTTGTTGTCGCAGGAATTCAGGTCAAAGATTGAGGTTTACAGTGATGATCCGCACTGCAAAATTGACTTTGCGGCCAAATCACCAAACGGCGAAATTACCGCATTGTTTGAGTTCAAGAAACGCGGCGGCAAGCACAACGATCCGCAATACAAAAGGGGATGGTGGGTGCCGTGCGAAAAACTAGACGCACTTGTTTATTACGGTATTCACTTGAGAAAAGAACAAAACAAACCCTTGATAACAGAGCTGTATTACTGCTGGGGTTTCAACGACGGTTTTTATTACATTAACATTCAGGAGGCAATGGTTTGGCTTTGTGATTATGAAATTGGCGGTTTAGGTTACTCGGTGAAAGAAAAGAAAAACAATGGCAAAGAGGCCGTGTATCTGGTTCCGCGCAACAATCCGTTTATTCGTGAAATAAGGGTTGGTTCAGTTGATACCCCGTGGCGATACGCTTCTAACGCGCTGGCGGCATGACGAAATTAAAACTACTTGATACCTTTTCCGGCATTGGAGGATTTTCTTACGCCGCCGAAAGAATTGTCGGTGGATTTGAGACGATTCAATTTATTGAATGGGAACCGTACTGCCAACGCATCTTGAATCAACACTGGCCGGCAGTGCCAATCCATTCGGACATTCAAGATTTCAACCCGCCTGCATTTAGCGCCGATGTCATTTGTGGTGGTTTTCCATGCCAAGACATCAGCGTTGCCGGCAAGCAAGCCGGAATTAAACAAGGAACCCGCTCAGGACTTTTTTATGAACTCATCCGTGTCATTCGCTTGGTACGACCGAAATACGTCGTCTTGGAAAACGTCGCAGCAATCGTTACTAACGGACTTGGAGTCGTACTCGGAGAATTGGCCGAAGCAGGGTATGACGCTGAATGGTCATGCATACGCGCTTCGGATTTGGGAGCCTGTCACCGTAGAGACCGATGGTGGCTTGTTGCCTACGCCAACGGCAAGGGACCACAAGGATTCGGGGGAGCGAGTGAATTACGAAAAGCTGGCGCAGAAAAGCCGCCTTGCTGGGATCCTGGTAACCCAATGCTCAGCCCAGAATGGCGGGGCTACGTATCTAAACCCCTCCTTTTTAGAGGAGATGATGGGCTATCCAATCGGGTGGACCGCATTAGAGCACTAGGAAATTCAGTTGTGCCACAGGTGGCGGCGGTCCCGTTACGGCGGGTTTGGGAGCTGGAGTTATTGCAATGAAATACGTTTTTTCTTGTGGTGGTGGTGTTCAATCAACAGCCTGCCTAGTGCTTGCGGCGCAAGGTCGTATCCCCTATCGGATTTTTATTTTTGCCAATGTTGGCGATCAGGCCGAAGATCCCCGCACCATCAGGTATGTCAACGAAGTGCTGAAGCCCTACGCGATGCAGCACGACATCGAATGGATAGACGTACAGCGCCAGCGCCGCGATGGCACGCCAGTTGATTTGTACGAAGAATTATTAAGGCCAATTCGATCAATCGACATTCCCGTACGGATGGCAAACGGTGCGCCGGGCAACCGCAACTGCACCGTTCATTTCAAGATCAAGCCCATTGCCAAGTGGATCCGCAAGCACGCACCTAACTGCATTCTTGGCAAGGGCATCAGCACCGATGAACCGCACCGTGCCACGCCATCCCGCGAAGACGACGGCTACTTGTCCGCTTATCCGTTGATTGAACTCGGCTTGAGTCGCAGCGATTGCCTGCGGATTGTGCGCGAAGCTGGCTTGCCTCAACCGCCTAAGTCAAGCTGTTGGTTCTGCCCCTACAAGACAACAGACCAGTGGATCACGGCCCGACGTGAACGGCCAGAGCTTTTTGCAAAGGTGGTTGATCTTGAGCGCCATCTAAATGAAAAACGGTCCAAGATTGGGAAGGATTCGGTTTTTGTCTCCGGTGTTGGCGCCAGGAAGCTGCTGCCAATCGACAAGGCCATTCCCGATCAACTGGGTCTATTCCCAGAATGGATCGACGAACAGGACGGGTGCGAATCTGGTTATTGCATGACGTGAGGGGAGTTCTGATGACGGAGCCGGTTTGGTCTGTTGGGGTGCTGCTGGCCGTTGGGCTGCTGGGCGTGATGGTGCTGTTGGCATGGGTTGGGACGCAGGATTGACAGCCTGTTGCCCTTAGGGGTATACTCCTTTCTGTACGGGGGAGACCCCACTACCACGCAAAACCAATGGCAACCACCAGTTCACAAGTCAAGCGGACCTACCAGACATCCCTAATAAACGACAAGGAGCGCAAGGATCCCCGCCACGGCCTTGCCTGTGAATATCTTGCGTTTTGGATGATGGAAAAATTAGTTCAACCATATTATGAGCAACAACGTGGCGGCAAATCTTACCTAGATAATTATGGCGTTTATCAAATTGCCTCAGGCAACTGCAATCGGACGGAATTTGTCATTTCCGATTATGTATCTAGGCCGATTAAAAACGAAAACAATTCAAGCCGATTTAATCAAGGAATAAAAGGATATGCCGATGTATTATTTGGAAGCGAATATAACGCAAAATTTCTTGGGGAAGTAAAAATAACCCCGCAATCAGCAGAAGAAATTTTACAGCAAATTAAATTTTATCATTCTTGTATATATTGCGTTCATACAGTAATTGCATTGGATTTTGATTGCCCACAACTCGCTCGAATGGTTGAGGGCACAGACATAACCGTGGTTCGCTTGGGCGAAAAGTTTGAAATGTTTGCCAAAACACGATCCAATCCTTCAATTCTGGAGATTTGACATGACCGACCACAACGCAATCCTTGCCGACATCGCCAGCGTCAAGCTGGAAATTGCCTATCAGGAAGAAAAACTGCAGGCATTGATGGATGACCTAGCCGCGCTCTACGCCAGTGGCGAGCTAGACGACCTCAAAGACGACGACGGCAACCTGACCTGTGATGGCGTCAAGGCCACCCGTTGCACCCGTACCAGTTGGAGTTACAGCAAGGCCGTTAAGGAGCTGCAGCAGCTAGAGCAGTTTGAGGGGGTGGCCACAAAGAAGGAAACAGAATATTGGAGGATTTCGCTGCCAAAGGCAGAGTTCTGATGGCCGGCACTCCCGTGGACGACCGTATCGAAGCCATCCTTGGCAAATACGACCTACGGGACAAAGACCAATACAGAGACGCCGTAGCGGAACTGACCGCTTACCTGCTGACCCTGAGCAACCGGCAAATCAAACGCAGCCTGTACCACCAACGGTTGACCGAAAAACTCCACCTTGAAAAATGCTTCAATCACAAAACAGATGAATCACAACCCTTATGAGTTGACGCTGTTCACACGCTTTCTGCTGTGGATGCTGTCAACGCGGCCTGATGTCGTCAAGATCAACGTTGGCACACCAGTGAATTACCTAGAACGTTGTTACAGCGGCTCTGGCCGATGAAATTTGCCGTACAGGGTATTGAGCCAGCCCCGCAGGGAAGCAAGCGACATGTTGGCAATGGCCGCATGATTGAGGCGTCCAAAAAGGTCAAGCCTTGGCGTTTTGCTGTTAGTCAGGCCGCACTTGAAACTGGTTGGCAACTGGTTGATCGACCTGTCATGGTGCAGATCACGTTTATGTTCAGCAGGCCAAAATCCCATTACAACAGTAAAGGTCAACTGAAGCCCGCTGCGCCGCTCTACAAACAGACCAAGCCCGACCTTGATAAGCTGTGCCGCTCGACCTTAGACGGCCTCACGAATGTCTTGTTAAAAGACGACTCGCAAGTTGTTAATTTGATCTGCTGCAAGATTTACGCCAACGAAGGCGAACTCCCCGGAGCACTAATCACCATCAATCCACTGTGAAAGGTTCAAAGTATCTGCGCCGTTGCATTATTTGCGATTCGGTTTTTAGTATTCCAATTCTGCGCGGCAACGTCAAAAGTCCACGGCAGACCTGCAGTCTTATTTGCCATCGACGGTTCGTTGGTAAAAGAGCAAAACGATGGACAAAAGAAGAGATTGAAATTCTTGAAAGTCTCAGCCTGTCGATGCCACCTAAGACGCTGTATACAACCTATTGCCAGTTAGCTGGTAGGGCTGGTTATCCAAAACGCAGTGAAGCAGCCCTGAGGGCAAAACTCAAGTTGATGGGCATTCCCTTGATGCCAGAAATTGATTGGTACACCTTGAAGCAACTGGCGGATTTTTTTGGGGCAACAAGACACGCCATGTTCAAGATGGTAAAAATTGGCTTGAAGGCAAAGAAGGAATCCGACTACCGAAATCAACCGTATTTCGTGAGCCGTGTTGAATTAAAGCGATTCGCACGAAAGCATCCGGGGTTATTTCGGGAGTTCAAGCGCGACGGCCTGTTTGTAGTGCTGGAAGATCGAGCGCTGATTGATTTGATCATGGAACAGCCAATACAGCGCCAGCCAAGTCGCTACAACCCAACCAAGGTGAAATGCGTTGAGACTGGCAATGTGTATCCAAGTTGTCGGGCGGCGGCGCGGATATTCTTTGTCGATCCATCGGCTATCCACGGAGCGGCAAAGAAGGGCCACAGGGTTGCTGGGTATCACTGGGTTGCACTGCGCTGAATTTAGGGGTATACTCCTTGTGGGTCCGAAGCCCCGTCCTCAATCCGACAACCGCACACAACCCCTATGACCGATTACCCCAACCTCGGGGCTGTCATTACGCAGGCTGACGTATCAACGAAGGGCACTGGCTCTTACGCCGCTGATTACGTCAACTGGTGCCGCGTCACACACCTGCTACATGACAATGCTCCCGGATGGCAGTTTGCTCTCAAAGCTCACGAAGAAACCGGCCACGTTTGGAAGGCTCCCGACGGAACCGCTTATGTGGTCGGGTGCTTTGAGCACATCAACGGATCCGATACGCCGCCCTTCCCGCAGGCGATCATGGATAACCGCAATAACGCCATCCTTTTTGAAAAGGTCACGGCCCGCGATCTTACAGACGCGCATCGCCGCTGCCTCTGCACTGCTGCTGCTGCTCAGTTTGGCCTTGCTTGGCAGCTCTGGGCGCGAGAGCCAGTAGAAAACCCCCATCGGGATGAAGCCGGTAAGCCTGCCTTACAGCAAGACACGCCGAAGGAAGAACCGTCCCAAGTGCGGGACACTCAGCCCAAGGCCAAAGCCAAGGCCGAACCCAAACCTGAATCAAAGGTCGTTTTCCTGACCGATGAACAGGTGGAAGAAGTCAAGGCTGCCGTTAAGGCGTACGAGAAACGCGATGAACTGATTACTGCCTTCAAAAAGCATTTCAAGATCATCGCTCCGCGTATTGCTGACCGTATCCAATTCCCTGAACACAAGGAATTTATTGACACTTACATCACGCAGAACCCATGAGGGCGCCCAAGCCCAAATCACCCACTGAAATCAACCGGAAGAAAAACCGCTTTGTTGTAGCGGCCAAACTTTCGGCTGATCTGCACCGCCAGCTTCGGTCGTACTGCACCAAATCAGGGCAGAACATCAACCAAGCTCTTCGCCACATCATCACTACCTTTTTCGCCACCCATGGTTGACTACCCCAAAAACGAGTTCACTCTTTGGTTTAACTGTATGCCCGATCAAAAGAAAGATGGGCATTACTGGGCAGCCGCTGAAATTCCTGTGGAGGAACTTGAGAAGCTCTACAACTGGGCGCTCAAGCAAGATCCCGTGCAGAACCAACGCGGTGAGCCTTGCGTGAAGCTCCGCGCCAACCTGATGCCTCGCACTGCTGAATCCTCTGGCCGTGAATACCTGAAACTGGCCATCAGCGAACAGCGCCCCAAGGCAGAAACCGACCTCTTTTGATTTACCACCATGATCATCCTTACTGACGCCCAACTCGTTGAACTCGGCAACCGCATTAGCCAGATTCAGCGGATTATTGACAGCGCACAGGTCATTAAGGCCACCGCTGCACAGCCCAAAACCGTCACCGAAGCCAGCGCCAAGGCACCCAAGCCGGTCGTGAAACAACGCCGCAAGGCTCGTGCTCGTCGTGTCATGCTCAACACCGCTCAGGTCGTAGAGATCAAGCGGCGTCTGGCTACTGGTAACGAATCAGCCGCAAAGATTGCTCGGGATTACGGCGTTCACGTCACCACGGTCAACCTGATCAAATACGGGAAGACGTGGAAGGAGGTTCAGGTTCCGGCCTGACGGTCACGCTCCATCAGTTGCAGTTCTAGGGCTGCGATCCTGTTGGTGGCCTGCTGCAGCAGCGTTTGCTGCATGTTCCACGCTCTAAATAACTGAGCGGCAATGGGTCCGGCGTTTGGGGTGTTCTCTAGGCGTCGGGCCTCTTTTTCGACGTTGAACGCCGACGAGGGATCAGGTTTTAACAGCATCCACTCCCAAGCGTTGTCGTCCACTGGATTGGCGCATAGCACATTAACGCTAGGCGTCGCGTCAAGGTCAAAAATTGCGACAAGGCAAATTTCCCCCTTGCAACCCCTTGCACATCCGTTATCTTTGACGCACCGGGGCGACCCGGACAACCGATTCACCACACACCAGCCATGAAGGATCGCATTTGCAGCATCTTTGTGTTTCTGCTGCCCGCTGCAATCTTTGCTGTCATCATCCATGACGGCCTCACACTCCAAACCGCTCAACACAGCGGAACCCAGCAACTCCAAATCAATCAACAATGAGTCTCGTCGTCCTAACCGCTCAGTGCTCCGGCATTGTCGTTTCAACCATTCCGACCGGCCAAAAGACCTACAAGATGTCGCCCAATGGTCGTGGCGTCCGCGCTGAACGCCCACTTTGGAAATTCAACGCAGGTATGCCCTGCTATGTCCGAGGCTGGCCCGCCTATGAAGCCACCATTGTTGACAGGGTTGAAGGTTGCACTTGGCCGACCTACTTGGTCCAAGCCTTTGACTCTGGCGCCGTCTACCGCATTTCTCAGCTTTACCTCTCCAAACGACCCATTGAAAACCGATGACCACCAACGAACCCCGCCGCTTTTACTTCCAGATTCCCACTGCCAATGTCTATGACTGGGTGGTAGCAACTGGCTTCACCGAGGCCAAACAAATTGCCCATCAACAATGGGGGCATTACTACCACGACCTCCAGTGGTTGACCCCAGATCGCCATAGTCAGGTCAAGCTCCCATCCTTTTAATGGCACGAGTAAGGCAGACCAAGTTAACGCCTGCTGCTGTAACCCACATCTTGCTGTCTACGGAACCCAATTCCGTCATGGCCGCGCAATACGGGGTAACACGGCAGGCAATTTCTTTGATCCGCAATGGCAAAAACTGGACCGATATTTCACCAGAACTGCCCCGCGTTCCCATTCGCGTCAAAGAATCAATCCGCAAGGATTACATCAAACAAACCCAACACTGTTTCAACTGCCTTGAATACCAACAAGGTGAATGCGCCTTTGGCTTCCCTGAGGCCATAGATGAACCAACCTTCGCCGCCATCTGCGATCTCTACAAGCGAGATCCAAGCCGTTCTGCAGCAGTGTCTAGCTGAATACTGGGCGCCACGGTTCAACGAACTAACCATTGACCACTGTGCCCGTATGTACGCTGCACTGCAGCCGTTTATTCGCTATCAACAAGGCAACTGCCCGATAGCCAATGACACCGCCAATTAAGGCCACCCAAGAGTTTTACGACAGCCCTAGGCACCACTGCTACGGGGCCGATTGGGTCGGTTACGGTGTGATGTCCGCCTTTCAGCCTTGGTGCTGGGATGGCACCGCCGTTTGGTACGGCCCCCTTTGTGACACCAGATCAGAAGCCCTTGCTATCGCCCAAAATCATGCTGACGCCTGTTGAACTTGACCAGCGCCGTGCTGACTTCATGGAAATGCTGCACCAGCACTACCAAACTGAAAATTTGTTTACCGGACTTTGGGAACGCTTCGCCTATGACTCCGCCGTCAATCTTCGTGACTTGGATTACAGCGTTCTGCGCTCTGACCTCATTCGTGCTTTTGGCAGTGCTGACAGTGAGCTGGCTGGCCGGTACGCTGATACTGCTATCACCGTTTTGATTAACCACGTCTTTCCGCAACAGGGCTAGGCCATGGCAACAAAAGTTCCATTCCTCAACTGGTTTGAAAATTGGTGCTTCTACTATCTGGCACGTAGCCCTCGTGTTGGCACCATTCAGGTGCGCTGGCGTTACACACCGGCCACGTTCATCGTGCGTGACCTAAACGATCCCTGCGTTGAGCAAATTGGCGACGAGGAAATGACGCCAGCCTCGTTTGACCTAGAGCGCATCTTCCATATGCCGTCTTACGGCGAAGCGGACGAGTGACGTGATTAACCTTTTCAACGGCAGGGTTGTTTTAGAACGGCGAACGCTTGTTGAAAATTGGCGTGCAAAAGTAAAGCTACCTAAACAGGGCGGAGCGCAAATAACGATTGACCTACAGACGACTGACCTGAAACTGGCCTTCGTCCGCGCTCAGAATATTTACAGATGCCTTAGAAAAGGCGAACCTTTGGCGGAATTGGACCCACCACCGACCAATCACCTTTCATGCTGGGATTGCGCTCACTGGTCTGTGTTGCGCGTGAACAATGGAGGCAATGGCTGTGAGTTCCAATTCCCCGAGGCGCGCCAGACTGCATATGGCAAATTCGCATCTCAGTGCCACCTTTACGACGATGGAACCGAAAATTCTGAGCAGGACCGACTTTGAAGACGGTAGCTACATCGAAACGCTAGAGCCGGCTCAAGGCGGTGAAATGTATTACCGCAGTTGTTACAAGGGGATGTGTAGGTATTCCAGTGATCTTTGGCAGGCACAAATTTATTGCCACCAGATGACCAGTCCTAGTCTTCCCGAGTAATCCAATCCATAATTCTGGCTTCACCTATTTCCGACCAAAAGGGCAAACTTCTGTACCAAACTCGCCAATCTTTATGGCCCTTAGACATATTGCAGCCGAAGCAACATGCGACCAAATTGTTCATGTTACTCGTCCCGCCTTTTGCCTTAGGGACAACATGATCAAGCGTTGGTGATCTGCCTAACGGCTCAAAGCAATACGCGCAATGATAATTGAAGTGCAACAGCACCTGATCACGAAACCGTTTCTTTGCTTCCCGTTTTGGTACAAGCTCAGAACCGTCGATGTGCTCAACCACCAGGCAGCCGCTTGGTTCTCTAAACGGTAGCCACCGAAACCGAAATGTCCTACTACGTGAAACTGCCTGACGGTACGCGGGTTGGTCCATTCAGAACGACAGCCGCCGCCCACCACTGGTGCGAACAACGCTATGTGATGGAGTTTTCGTTGCACCTGCTGCAAGACCCCCACGTTCCTTGTTTCATGCGGCATGAACAGGGGCCGGACCACTAGGCAATAAAAAAACCGCCTGCTCCGACAACAAGCGGTTTAGGGTCTCGTCCCGATCAATGCTAACCGGACTAAATGGGCTAACCCTTAAAGGTTTCCCAAGACGGCATTACGGTTTCATGTCCGTTGTAGTGCCCGATTTCCGCGTAGGACCGTTCGGGGTCACCGCACAACGGCATGAATACCATTTGGCCAATCAGCATTCCGGGCCAGATGCCTAGCCGATGCTTCTGCCGCACATTTTTCAGCTCCAAAGTTAGACGACTTCCATGCCATCCCGGATCACAAAATCCGGCGAGCATATGTTGAAAGCCAATTCGCGCACGGCTTGACTTCAGCACAAACTGTGCAGCAATCGCAGGACTATCAGGAAGGTTAAAAATCTCTTGCGTTTCAGCAAGGATGAATTCACCCGGCGCCAGCCAATAAGGATCGCTTGGACTATGCGTGCTGATGCTATGGCGGATCAGATCAATGGTTTCGGATACCTCAATCATGATGTTGTCGCCCAATGCCACGTCATATGACGCGGGACCAAGCCGCTCAGGATTAAAGGGATGAATCAGGGCGTGGCTTTGGCAAAGGGCGCGAATCTCCGAATCGGGCAGCAGCATTCAGGCTCAATAATTCCACCGGATTTTAGGGCGATCCGGCCTCATCCCAAGGTGTACGAAACCCTTTGGCGCACCGTATCCAAGCGAATAACCCCAGTGAGCATCGCACCAAGCCTGCACTGAATAAATGTCGGTTCCGGCGATATAGAAATCAATGGCGCCCGTATCAGGTGCATCGTATAAATGTTCCGACCGCGCCGAGCCGCCAACCTGCGCGTTGATTTTTGAAGGCCGATAGCCGCTTGTGATAACGATGGGTTTGTCGCCAAATGCCTTCCGTGCCCGCTCAAGAAACTGGCAAAGCACCATGGCGGTATCGCACTGAAACTGCTTATTAAAACGTCGTGCCTCTTCGTTTAGCGCCAGCTCGCCATATTTAATATTGGGCGTAACGCCAAAGCTAAACGGTTTGTCAGGCGTAAATTTCACATCCGTCGTCAACGGTTTAGCCCCGCCAATAAACAAATCAAGCTCATCACGCCGGCGACGAACCAAGCCCTCAAGCACTTTGCCATCGCCTTTGTTCCAGCGCGGCAGCTCTTCCATGGCCACCTTCTGCGGATCTTCGCCATTATTCAGCCTGCGCCGCAATGTGCTTTCCATCAACGCGCCGGCGCCAACATTGAACACAAAGCTGATCAGGGCGCAACGCTGATTGTTGGTCAGCGGCACACGAATCTGAGTGTCAACGGCGCGGGCAAACTTCTCAAGATCAGACAGCAACAATGCCTCTGCATCGGCCTCGGTAATCTTCATGCCCAGCTTTACGTTTAGCCCCGTATGGCCATAACCAATCGTTGGCACACCAGCAGGACAGATGTAAGCATCTAGCCGCAACCCCTCCCACTTTTTAATCAAATCAACTGCCGGTTGTAGATCACGCTCTGGCTGTTTACCGTTTTGGCTCCAAGTCTTAAACCAAGCCTGATCCCTGCCCAAAATGTTTGGGTTGGCCTTGTTGATAGCCTCTTCCAGCTCCGATACAGCCGCCATTTGATGTGGCAGACCAGAACGGTAAAAGCGAAACAGGTCAATCAGCTTGATTTTGTTCTGGCTCATCGGACCAAGGGGCGTGAATGCTCATTGCGCCGCCCAGCAAGCGGCTTTCCCCAGTCTGCAGCTCCTCGTCAATTTCGTGGTGAACAATGACGGGTTCTGGGGCTTGTGGTTGGCTTGCGTGCCAATCAGCCTCAGCGCGATCTAACCTCGGACCCAGCGTTTTTTCAAACTTATAGTCCTGCGCTGCCTTACGCAGGTAAGCACGCCAATCCTTGTGGCCAAATCGCGCTAGCCATACCGTTTGCCCGCTTAACGCTTTGGGAAGATCATCTTCAGCACTTTGAGCACAAGCTGCACCCAAGAGTTTTCACGGATGGGCAGCAGAGCAATGATTTCAGAGCCAGCGGCGATTGCAATGGCAACGACAGCAGCAGTGGTGGGGTCCATAGTTGAAATGACCTTTAGGCCAAGTCTATGGCCTTATTTATCCCTGCCAATGGTCATTTCGATTTGCCTAACCCGACCTTCAAGGTCCGCCAACCGCTCCTTTGAGTCGTTCTTCAGCTCTTGGATGTCTTGGGCAACAGTGCTAACCGATTGATCCAGCTTGGCTACTTGGATAAACAACCCGCCTAGACCCAATACGGCGGCAGCTAACAAGGCCGGTACTGCTTGGCTAAATGCGTTCGGGCCCGATGGGCTTACGTGTCCGTCTTCGTGCCCATCCATTGCAAGGCGTGCGCCAACCCTCTAATCAGCCTAGCGTCCGCCCCCAATCCTCCCTGTCAAAGGGATCGGCCTTGCCGCGCACAATTTCTACCGCACGTCGGTAATAGTGGTTGTCTGTTTTACCAGCCGCTTCTAGGGCTTGTTTTATTTTCAGCCAGTTATCTCGGGTTTGTTTGTCCATTAGCCCTTGCCCTGCCCGCGCATCTTTTTTCTGCCGTGATTTGGCAGGCTGTGTTGTCCTTGGCCTTGGCGGGTTTTCTTCGGCTTGCCTGGGACGTGTTGGACGCGGGCGGTGCCGGTTTTGGATTTGACCGCCATTACTGACTCTGTAGCAACGCCAGAATTGCTGCTTTTTGCTCATCCGTCAACGTAGCCAACGGATCAGGCTCTGGTTCTGGTTGCGGCTCCACATAGATCGGGTGGAGGTTGTCGGGATCCGGCACTGCGGTGCAGCCTTCCGGTGGTTGCCAGTCGGATTGGCCGTCCCAAAGGACGCGGTTGATGCAACGACCGTCGCTGTTAAGGATTGCGTACTGCATCACCATGACCAGACCCTCACATAGCCATCGCCGCCGTTGCCGCCAGCGCCTGAGTTATAGCCATTTTCGGACCCAGCACCGCCGCCGCCGCCACCGCCGGGGAATGCGCCGTTACCGCCGTTGCCTCCTGCAGCGGCCAAAGCGGCAGAACCTCCGCCGCCGCCATCGCCGTACCCAGTGGCATTTGTCCCTACTGCGCCGCCGCCGCCACCAGTCAAAACGCTACTGCCAGAATTTTTGTGTTCCGAAAAACCTTGTCCACCAATACCTCCAGCAAAGGCAACATTAGTAGTCGAAATGCCTCCAGCGCCAGCGCCAGAACCTGGTCCGTAATTAGTTCTTAGGCCTTCACTTCCTGCTGCACTAGACCTGCCTGCAACACCCGGAGCACCATTAAAGTAAATGTTAGAACCGTAGTAAGTTTGCCCTCCCCCAAGGGCAACGGTTGCTGCCGCTCCTCCTGTGCCTGCATTGGTAGATGGAGAAATAAGCAAGCTACCAAAAGAAGAAGATCCGCCGTTAGTACCATTCGCGCCACTAGTATCGTTAGCCGTTACTGCAGCACCGCCAGTTCCGCCAGCGCCAACAGTAATTGTTTCAGTGCTACCAGCCAAAGACGCTGGCACCCAACGGTTTACAATTCTACCGGCACTTCCCGAGCCTCCACCACAACGGTTTGTGCCTGTAGCACCACGGCGACCCGATCCGCCGCCGCCTCCGCCGCCAACACATTCGACATAAATCATTGTGCAACCGGCGGGCTTTGTCCAAGTGCCGCTGGTGAGAAACTCCTGAAAGTCAGCACTGCCTCCACCGCCGCCACCCGTTGCAGACAACGAACCAGCAGACAGGCTCAGGCCGCTGCCGATGGTGATCTCCTCAGCAACACCCGTTCCAGCCGTTGAACGTCCCAGCAGTTTGCCGGTCGCCATGCTGGTGCTGACGGTTTGCGTCCCGCTGTCGTAGCTGATCGGGGCAGTGGCAGCGACCACGCCAGTCGCACCTGTGGCGCCTGTTGCACCAGTGGCTCCTGTCGGTCCTGGATCACCTTGAGGACCTTGCGGTCCAGTGGCACCCGTAGCTCCGGTAGCGCCCGTGTCACCGCGAGGGATGGTGAAGTCAAAAACAGCAGCGGAACTGGTGCCGCTATTGGTGACGACTGCACTCGATCCTGCCGAGCCAGTGGTGACTGTGCCAACAGAAATGGTTGCAGCAGCACCTGCGGCACCAGTCGCACCCGTCGCTCCAGTGGCACCTGTGTTGCCCTGTGGTCCCTGAGGCCCAGTGGCGCCTGCATCTCCTTTAGGACCTTGGGGTCCAGTTGCACCAGTTGCGCCCGTTGCGCCTGTGTCTCCTTGAATCCCCTGCGGGCCTTGCGGACCTGTGTCGCCCGTGTCGCCTTTAGGTCCTTGGGGACCAGTTGCACCCGTCGCTCCAGTGGGTCCAGTATCTCCGGTGTCGCCTTTTGGACCTTGAGGACCAGTTGCACCAGTAGCGCCTGTCGCACCCGTTGCACCTGTTGCTCCTGTCGCACCAGTGGGTCCAGCAGGTCCGGTATCTCCGGTATCGCCCTTCGGTCCCTGCGGTCCGGTGGCTCCTGTTGCACCAGTAGGTCCGGCTGGTCCCGTTGCGCCTTGCGGTCCCGTTGCACCGGTAGAGCCGGCAGGGATTGTGAAATCGAGAATTGCCGCGCCAGTCGTGCCGCTGTTGGTGACAGTCGCGCTGCTGCCAGGGGCGCCGGTGGTGACTGTGCCAACAGAAACGGTAGCGGCTGGACCCTGTGCGCCAGTGGCACCTTGAGGACCAGTCGTAGTCGCCGTCAGCGTTGAAGTCTGCGGGACTGTGACGACAGTGGTGCTGCCGTTTTCAGTGACCGTGACCGTGTTTGTTACCGAGCTGACGTTAACTGTGGTCATGCTGTATAACCCTCGGACACGTAAACAATGCCCTCCAAGTAATACTCCTTGAGGCCGGATCCGTTGGTCAACAGTACGTCGTAATACGCCTCATTGGGGAAGAGCGCGGTTTGCTCGTCGGTGAGCGAAATGGTAATCGTTCCCGTGCTGCGGTTTGTATAAACGACGGTGAAATCGGCGTATTTGGTGGTGCGGTCTTGGTTCCAGACCTGTGAGGCAGCGGTCCAGCCGGTCAGGTTGATTGGGGTGTCGGTGCTGTCCTTAAATTGCAGCTGGATGCTGTAATCCGCCCGCCGTTGGAGCGTGATGTTGTATGTCCCAGGGGAAATAGCCATCACTCACCTCCGTCAACCGATTCTAAGACTGGTGCATAGGGATCCACAGGCCAAGCGGGATAGTCGGCGCCGGTGATGTAGGCCGCCAATGCTGGCGTGTCGGCGGTGGCGGTGATGGCGGTCACCTTGGTGCCGGTGGCGAGGCGGATGTCTTCACGCCAGGTCTTGATGGCGGGGTCGATGGCGGTGCCGTTGTCCGCTTCGCGGATGATCATCCAGTCGGTGGGCGACAGCAGTGTGCCAGCGGTTTGCCGCGTAGCGGCGGTCCATTGTTCGACGAGTTGGGCGTGGTCTTTGGGGATTAGGTGGCCTTCGGCGTCGTAGCCCCAGTAGAAGCGCTGGTCATAGGGCGTGGGGTCGGGCACCTCGGTGATGCCGATGGCCTCTTTTTCCTCGGCGGTGGAGAGGCGCAGCCAGTTGGCGGGGTATTGCGTGCCGTCTGGGGTCTTGAAGGGGGTGTCAACCGCGAGGGGCTGACCGTCGAGCAGGAAGGCCATTGTTAGCTCCGGTGAGGGTGTGCCCGTTTCATAGGTCAGCGGGCGAGGGCGTACTTGAAGGGGGATTCCGCGAAGGCGGCAAAAACAAGCCTCGCGCCGCTTTGGTTTAGCGAAGGAGCACTGCTCCCATTTACCCGAATTTTGAAACCATTTGACAGGAAATCTAGGTTTCCACTGCCAGACTCAGCAGAA